GAATAGAAGATGAGGCTACCTTTAAGGGGAAGACCTTTACTACCTCGAATTTAGCGGCTTCTATAAAGAGCACTGAGTCTAACCTATGGAATCTTAAGAAACCCTACCTCCGAGTGGCTGATAACAATAATCTAATTTTACTAAATGACCTAAATATAGCACATAACCTATCGTTTGTAGCTACAGCTAAAGATAACAAACATGCATGGTTAAACCAGATTCGTATAATGATATCAGATGAGCGTATTATCATCCATCCAAGGTGTAAGCAGTTGTTATTTCATCTAAAAAATGCAACTTGGAATAAAAATAAGACAGATTATGAGAGATCTCTGGATGGAGGTCACTACGATTTAGTCGATGCTTTAGCATATATGATACGTAACGTAGCGTTTTCACGTAACCCATATCCAAAAGGGTATGGAATGTTAGGTGGGGATTCCCATATGAGAATATCAAACTCAGGAGGAACCTCTTTTGAAGATCACCTCATTAATATGTTTGGAATTAAGAAGAATTAAACAAATAATAATAGAGGGTTAATTCAATATGGCTAATGTACTAAAACCGATGGTAAAACCGAAAGACGAACTTAATAATTCGTATCAGCAAGTAGATCCAAGCTTAAACGTAGTTCAGCCTAACGTAGCACCAAATGTTGAACCCATGCCACAAATCCAATCCCCAGAAGCTAACGTCTCTATGCAGTATGTTCAGCCTAATATATTGACACATAATCAACCTGTACAACAACCAGCTCCAAATCCAATACCACAGGCAGAGCCTATTAATCCTAGTGCTGGACCTATGAATCAACCGGCACAACCGGCAGCACCAGTACAGACAAATCCAATTAACCAAAACCAAGCACAGATAAAGCCAGTCCAACCAGTTGTACAACAACCGGCTCCTGTAAAGAAACCACCTTTTAAACTTGGTGACTTCTTTAAACGGACAGGATTTAAAAAATAGGAATTACTATGTCTAATAAATTAACGTATTTTGCAGCAAGAGATGGAAAGGATGCCGCTGAAGTTCTATTGGACAAAGCTACTGACTGGTCTAATGTATTGCAAACTAATGGTTATTTAGAAAAACTGAGAAACTGTTATTCCGTATATCATGGATGTTTATTCGGAGATGCTACTTCAGGACATGCTATTACCTTTTCTGGTGAGCAAGGTGAGTTAGCACAATTACCAGTAAACCACGTTCGTAACTTAGCTGAACATATGAAAGTTATGACTCTAGCAAGTAGACCTTCAATGGAAGCTAGAGCCGCAAATACCGATTATAAGAGTACTGCACAAGTTACCCTAGCTAACGGCTTACTAGATTATTATATGCGTGAAAAGAGACTTGAGCGTTATATTAATCAAGCTGTAGAGATGGGAATTGTATTAGGTGCAGGATATGTAAAATTAGAATGGGATTCAACAACTGGACCTATTTTAGATGAAGATGATGAAACTGGAGAAAAGCTATACGAAGGTGATTTGAAGTTTACGAACATCGATCCGTTCAATGTCATATTTGATATCAATAGAGAAGATACTAACCACGACTGGATTATGGTTAGAACATATAAGAATAAATTCGATTTAGCCGCAAAGTACCCTGAACTAGAAGATAAAATATTAGCTCTAGACACTAAAGATGAGAAAAATAGATACACTCTGCAAATGTTCAGAAAATCTAAATCGGACGAAGTTGAAGTGTGGACTATGTACCACAAGAAAACAGATGCTATGCCACAAGGTAGAGAGCTTGTATTTTTGTCTGAAGAAATTATATTAAGCGACATGGCTTTGCCATATAGACGCATTCCTTTGTTCAGAATTAGCCCTAATCAAATAATGGGAACTCCTTTTGGATATTCTAGTCTATTTGACCTATTACCATTACAAGAAGGTATTAACCACTTGTACTCTTCTATTATGTCTAACAATATTGCATTCTCAACTCAGAATATCTGGGTTAAGACTGGATCGAATATTGACGTTACTAATTTAGGTGGAGGACTAAATGTTCTTCAATCTACAGAAAAACCTGAAACTCTAAACTTATTGGGGACATCTCCTGAGACATACCAACTACTTTCTATACTAGAAGGTAAAATGGAACAGCTATCAGGTATTAACTCAGTAACCAGAGGTACTCCTGATCCTGCACAAAACTTAAGATCAGGAAACTCATTAGCTCTAGTTCAGTCTATGGCTATTCAATTTCAATCAGGACTACAAAATCAATATGTACAATTAATTGAAGACTTAGGTGTAGCAGTTCTTGAAATACTACAAGACTATGCAACAACTCCAAGAGTCGCTTCTATTGTAGGTGTGAATAATAAAGCGAACTTAATTCAATTTAAAGGTTCAGATATCTCTAGTATTAATAGAGTTATTGTAGATGTAGGTAATCCTCTAGCTAGAACTACAGCTGGACGAGTTCAAATGGCTGAGCAGTTAATGCAAATGAAACCAGAAGAATTCTCTATTCAGCAGTACGCTCAAGTTATTAATACAGGAAGGCTAGACGGTATGTTAGAAAGTCCAGTAGATCAATCTAATCTTATTCAACAAGAGAATGAACGTCTTACAGCTGGAACTCCAGTGGTAGCTTTAATCATAGATGATCACAAAGAACACATCTTAAGACATAGAATCATCCTTAACGATATTGATATTAGAAATGACGAAGAGAGATCTGCAGTTATATTCGCTCACATACAAGAACATTTAGACATGGCTACAAATGGTAAGCCTAATGTATTACAAGCGACTAATCAACAGCAATTACCTCCAGATCCAGTACCTGCACCTGCTCCGGCTCCAGAAGTAAATGCTCCACAACAGAACTCTGCAGGACAATCTCCTATAGCTCAAGTAGCCGAAGGTTCTCAACAATCTTTAGGTCAACAACTACCGGGAATACCAGAGCCAGCAACACCTCCAGCACCTTTTGAAGAATTACCAACAACAAATGCACCTAAGCAATAGGATATATGTAAGATTATGGCAAGAAATAGATATGCTGATATTTTAAATCAAATGAATGAAAAAATACCAACTATGGTACAAGATATACAAGAACGTATTGATAATCCTAATGATGTAGATGAAGTTATAAATAAACTAGTAAGACAATCTGAATTAACAGAACCTTTTCATAAAGCTCATCTTGCTAAAGATTTAGCTACTATGGGTATTGGTACTAGAGTTGAAGACGAATTAGGTGATCTTAGTAAACTTAGTACAGTAGAACGTGCTGAGAAAATAAGAGACGTTGCGTACAAAGGTATGCCTGAGGTACGTTCTAGTATAAAATCAAACTTAAACGACCCTCATCTTCTAAGTTTTGATGATTTAAGAAATGAAATAAGAGTAGATCCTAATTTTAAAAGATTAGGAGAAAGTCACGATTATGGAATAACTTTAAAAGATGATCCAGACTTCCCACTAACTCATAGAATGGGAGTGGATTTGCATGAATTTGGTCACAACTATGATGATGCTGTAAGGTTAGCAAAAGCTAAGTATGATCATTTATTAAAATTAGATGATAAAGATCCAGATATAGCAAAAGAGAAAGATCGTGTAAAAAAAGCATTAGACTACATGATTAAGAATAAACCTGAAAGTATGCAAATATTGGCTAATAAAGACTTAAGATACTATAGACCTAAACCATTCGATGAAAAAAGTTTAAGATTTCCAGACGAAGCTACGCAAAAGAAAACCCCAGTACAACTAGGTAAACAATTAATAGATAAACATCACTTTAATAGAAACTTTGAATTTGACAATTTAATTAACATCATTAAAGGTGGACTTAAAAACGTAAGAGGAATTACACCTATACTCGCTAAAGCTGCAGCAACTGCTGCCGGGGGAGCTATTGCCTTAGGAGCTGAAGCTGCTGATTCAGAAAATGTTGGAGATCATATTGCTGAAAATGCAATGATACGAGATAGAGACGAGCAAGTACGCAGATATAAAAACTTAAAAAAGAGTACACCAATAGAACAAGAAGTATTGGAATCTATGTATGATGACATTGATTCTGGTGATAACCAAGAAAAACGAAACAATAGATATAAACAATTACTAAATAAGATGAGGTAACATTATGGCTGATAGAAAATTATTAAAAACAGAACTAGACAGAGTTAACACAATGGCAGCAGAAGTGGAGTTAAATCTGAAAAAAAAGGGAGCTACTCCAGATCAGATACGTCAAGCTAGAAATATAGCTAACGATAAGAGATCTAGATTAGTTGATGAACTAGGTGATGATTTACAAAAGATGAATCAAGGTAAGTCTATCAAAATTAAAGGTGGAACTATTTCTCCAGAGTTATCTCAGAAAAATATGCCTGATATGGCTAAACAATCGGGATTAGGTAAAGAAGGAATATTTGACTCTCTTAAAAAGAAGTTAGACATTCCAGTAGAGGCTCCTAAAGCTATCACTCCTGATGCTGTTATATCTAGTGATGATCAACTTATAGAGAAACTAAAAAAAGCTGGTTTTGATGTAGATGCTCCACCAAAACCTAGTACTATAACATCTCAAGCTGATGATGCTTATAAAGCTGCTAAGAATTTAAAAGGTCTTAAATCTGGTGGAAAGTTCGGACTACTTCTTGGAGCGTTAGGTGTTGGAACTGGATTGTTATCTCCCGGTAGTGCTTCAGCTAAAGCAATAAATACAGTAGGGGAGTTAGCTGATAGTACTTTACCAATATCACATTTAGGTAAACCATTACAAGAAGCTTTAGATAGCGATGTACTTGAAAAAGAAATAGCACGTTTAAGAGCAAAAAAAGAAGCTCAAAGTATTGTTAAGCCTATGATTAAAGAATTAGGTGGAGAACCTGATATGAATCCTAAACGAGCATTAGCTAGTACTGGAGAATTAGCTTCTGGTGAATCTGAAGACAGAGGTAATGAAGAAAAACTATTCAATATGAGAGAGCAAGAAGAAATGGAAAAAAGAAGACGCTATAACGATGGAAGGAATTCAGGTAAAGGCGAATAATAACAAATATAAATAGATACATAAAGTACTACCGAAATAATTCGACGTACAACTTTGAGCTACCCTTTATAGGATGCAATATAAGAGATTATGATAATATACAAAATCACAAACCGAATAAATGGAAAAGTTTATATCGGTCAAACCACAGTTAAATTAAAAGATAGATGGCACGGTCATTGCTGTAAACGTAGTAATTGCAATCATTTACGTAATGCTATTCAAAAGTATGGTAAAAAAGCATTTACTATAGAAGTAATAGATACAGCAAATTCAATTGACGAATTAAATAAAAAAGAACAACACTGGATATCTCAGTTAGATTCAAATAATCCTTTGAAGGGGTATAATTTACTAACAGGTGGGAGTGGTGGATTTAAACATTCGGAACTTTCTAAGAAGAAAATGAGTAAGTCTAGAACCGGAAAAACAATGCCTACTACTACTAGAGAAGCATTAGCCAAGTATAATTCTGTATATAGACCTATGACTCCTGAAGTAAAGGAAAAACTTAGATTAGCTAATTTGAATAAAGGTCCAATCTCAGATGAAACTCGTAAAAAACTATCTCAAACTTCTAAAAATAGAAAACAAAGTCAAGAAACTATAAATAAAAGAATAAACTCCTTTAAAAATAGAATAAAGAATCCTGAAACAGAAGCTCAAAGAATAGAAAAAATTAGAAAATCTCTTACTGGAGTAAAGAGAAGCAAAGAATCAGTAGATAATCAGAAAGAATCAATACGTAAAATTAATGAATATAAAAAAAGTAGAGGTTGGAAATGTTCTCTAGCTGCTACTAAAAACAAACTAATACAAGAAGTAATAACACTTCTTAGTTTAATAAGTAAAGGAAAATAATTATGTCAGAAGTATCAGAAACACCTGTAATTGAAACTGAAGCTAACCCAGAACCTGTAGAACAAGTAGTATCAGAACAGCCAACTCAAGCTCAACAAAAAGCGTTAGAGAAGCTAGAAAGAGAATTCGATATTAAGGTTAATGGTAAGGAAAGTAAGGTAAAAATAGACCTAAATGACACAGCAAGACTACAGAGAGCTTTACAACTAGAAGCGGCAGCAAATTCCGCATTTCAGGAAAGAGCTATAACTGCAAAACAGTTACAAGAAATTCAATCTGACGTTAATGAGTTCCTAGAACAATTCAATAAAGATCCAATGTCTATCATTATGAATCCGGAGTTCAATTTCTCAAAAGAACAAAAGAGACAACTAGCTGAAGCCATCCTTAAAGAGGACTTAGAAGAGAGTCAAAAGACTCCAGAGCAAATAGAATATGAGGAAACTAAGCGTAGATATGAAGCTCTATTACAAGAAAAGCAAGCATTAGAAGACGAACGTAGGGCTTCTGAGCAAAAGAGATTGGAAGACGAAGCTGCTATTGAGATTACTAATGAGATCTCAAAAGCCATTGAAGCAGGTCAATTACCTAAGTCTACCTATATCAATAAGAAGCTGGCTGACCTAGCTTACATAGCTTATAACAACGGTGTAGACCTTTCTATGCAAGACCTAATCCCATTTGTAAAACAACATTACAAGAAAGATATGGGAGAAATGTTAGGACTAATGAGTGATGAAGAAGTGGAGAGTCTAATGGGTTCTGAGCGTATTAGAACTATAAGAAATAAACAAATTCAAGCAGTTAGACCTAAAGAAGGTGCTCCAAAGTCTCCTCTTAAAACTGAGGATACTGGAGCTTCTAGTAAAAAACAAGAGGAAGCTAAGAAGCTTAAGGCAAAAGATTTCTTTAACTCACTAAAGGGTTAACAAATATATTTGAGTAAATACGTCATCTTAGACTTTTGAGCAAGCGTCAGCCCTCAAGACATCTTTGGAATGGGATAGCTTAAATTTAATAAAAACAAAAACAATTTTCACAAAAAGGAAAAACCATGTTTACACAATCAAAAGATGAACAAGTCCTAAGTAGACAACTTCGTCAAAAGAATTTGCAATTAAAAGCAAATTTAGTAGCTCAAACTTCTGAAGCACCAGCAATTATCTCTCTTAGTGGAGCACTTGCTACAAGAACAATTACTATTGACGTTAAAGAGCCAGTAGAATCTTGTCAACAAGTACAAATCGTAGATAGAGCAACAGGACAAAGCGTAGCTATCTCTGCAGCTCCTGTAATCTCTGGTAACACAATTGCTGTTACTCTAGATGCTACAGGTCTTTCAGACGTTTGTATCTCTGCTGACTATAGAAACTAATTAAACTAATAAAACAAAGGACTAAAAAATGAGTACAGCTAATCAAATTGATAACCTAAATGGGTTATACAAAAAAATCTACGATGGTAAATTAGAAAACTTGATTCCAGATGGAGTTAAACTTCTTAATGCTATCAAATTCGTTAAAAAAGAAAAAAGACCGGGTGCTGATTACAATCAAGCAGTTATCCTACAGATGGAGCATGGCGTTAGCTTTGCTGAGCCAGATGAAGGAGCTTTCGCTCTTAATCCACCAATTTCAGGTGTTGTAAAACAAGCTTCTATTCGTGGATACCAAATGGTTCTTCGTTCAGCTATGGCTTTCGATACTATGTTTGGAGCAGATTCTGCTGGTGAAAGAGCATTCGAAGAAGCTACTAAGTATATCTTCCAAGCTATGATGGATTCAATGTCTAAAAAACTTGAAATTCGTTTATTCCACGGACAATCAGGGTTATCAACTGTTGCTTCAACTTCAGGAAATAACATCTCTCTTACAGCTGCTGAATTTGCACCGGGAATCTGGGGTGGATCAGAAGGTATGAGATTGGCAATTTACGATACTTCTGGAAACCTTCGTGGTGACTGTAAAGTTGTAACTGTAGATTTCGATAACAAAGCTATCGCAGTTGATGCACTTCCTGCTGGAGTTGTAGCTACTGACGTTATCTATGAATATGGTTCATACGGAAAAGAAATGGCTGGTCTACATAAGATCATCACAAATACAGGATCTCTATTCGGTATTTCAGCTTCTCAATACTCTCTATGGAAAGGTAACTCTCACGCAGTTGGTGGAAGTTTAACTTTCGCTAAACTTGCTAAAGGCTTAGCAAAACCAGTAGCTAAAGGTCTTCAATCTGACGTTACTGTTTATGTTTCACCTACAAGTTGGGCTGACCTAATGACTGAGCAAGCTGGTTCTAGACGTTTTGACGTTTCGTACAAGTCTGCTTCTGCTCAAAATGGTTCTGAATCACTTGAGTTCTTCTCTCAAAACGGTAAAATGTCTATCGTAGCTTCTATCTTCGTGAAAGAAGGTTATGCATATGCAATTAACCACGAGCAATTCTTAAGAGTTGGATCTACAGATCTTACTTTCAAGAACCCTCTAAGTAATGACGATTTCTTCCACTTGCTTGAAAACAATGCTGGTGTTGGTATCCGTTGTTATACAAACCAAGCCCTATTCTGTAACAAAATTGGTCATCAATTAGTGTTCACAGGAATTGCTTAATATTCAGTAGCTTACGCAATGTAAGAAAGAAGGGAGGGGCTTAGGCTCCTCTCTTTTTATTTGTACCCTAGATAACAAATATACTTGAGGGAAACTATGGCAATTACACTAATCGTGAACAATACACCTTTTGATTATCCTGAAAATGGAGAACCTGCTGGTTGGGGTGAAGCCGCTACCGGATGGGCACAAGAAGTAACTACGGTATTAAATTCTGCAGTTGGACCAAATGATTTATTAGAAACATCTAGTATTATAAACGATAATCAATTAACATTCGCTGATATAGATTCTTTTTTCTTCGATGCTACAGTCGTAGGATCTTTTGTAGTTAATGGGAATATCACTAGAGGTTCTCTATATGAAGAATTTCAATTAAGAGGACTAAATACCGGTTCTAGTTGGACTTGGACTCAAGAAGGACAAGGAGAAGCTGGACTCACTTTTAATATTACAAATGCAGGACAAGTACAATATAAGTCCACCAATGCCGGAGTATCTGGCAAGATTAGATTTAAAGGTATTGCAATTTTAAAATCAGTATAATTTACGGGAGACATAATGAGTTCAACATTAAAGAAAATAGTTAAAGGTATCTGGCTTAAATCAGAATCAACAGATCCTACAGAGAACTTAGAAGGATCAGTTTGGTCTAATAGTGTCTCTTCTAGACTTAAGACTTATATCGAAGCTGCAATTAGAGAAGTGGTTACAAATGACCAAGCTCAAACATTAACAAACAAAACAATCGTAGCCGCAAATAATACAATCACAACTGCTGCTTCTGGAAACTTAACTTCTACAGAACTTAATGCTGCTCTAGCTGAATTACAAGGCGATATAGATACTAAAGGTCCTGCTATAGTTACAAAGGAAGAAGGAGTTACGTTAACTTCTACTACCACTAGTTATGATTTTGTTGGATCAGGAGTAACCGCTACTAATATCGGAAACGCTGTTACTGTAACTGTAACTGGTGGAGGAGACGTAGTTGGACCTGCTTCTGCTGTAGATAATAGTCTTCCTTTATATGATGGAACCACAGGAAAACTTCTTAAAGCTGGAGTTGCTGTTGGAACCGCAGGTCAAGTATTAACATCTAACGGAGCTTCAGCTCCTTCTTTTCAAACACTTCCCAGTCCAGTAAGATATGAATTTAAAGTCAATGGTCCTTTAAGTGGATTAGGTTCTCAACATAAAAGATTAGATGGTGCAATTATTAGTGAACCCTTTATTCCGTCTTCTAGTAAAGCAGCTCTAGAGACAAATGGTAAAACAGGAACTCTAATTCTAGACGTAAGAAGACACACACCATTAGCCTTACCTATAACAAAAATCGACTCAGTAGATAATGCTGTAACTTTATCTGTAGCAAAAGTGGGAACTTCTCTCGCCACTCAATCTATTGCAAATGCTTCGGGTGTTGCATCTATAGCTACTCAATCTATTACAAGAGCTAAATCATCACTTACAGCAAGTTCAATTATACCAGTTCAAGGAACAAATAAGTTTAGAATTAACTTAGCGACCGCAGCAGATGCTGACTGGTCTATAGGAGCAAGCATTACAATTTCTGGAGCAACAGATTCTGGAAACAATGTAACTGCTGTTATTGAAGATAAAAATGTAGAAGGTTTAAATAATTTAATCATAACAAACGCCACAGGCGTAATGGTAATAAATAGTCAAGCAACTGTAAATCTAGCTTTATTTTCTTTAAATTACTCTTCAACAGTATCTTCTCAATTTGTAGCTGGTGAAAATGTTAACTTAGGGACAGCACATACATCTACAGAATGGGATGGTCAACATGAAATATATAAAATAAATCAATCTGGAAATAATATTTGGATATACAATGCTACAGGAGTTGTGCAAGCTGGTGTAGCAGGAACTGCAATTTGTAACAGATGGCAGTATAATTTATTATCTCCAGCTTCGACAACGAATTATGTTGTTGGAGAGCAAGCATTGATGGCATCACATACATCAGGAGCTAATAATGGTAATTTTCCAATTAGAGCAGTAAACTCTGGTGGAAATAATATTATCGTATACAACGAAGCTGGTGTTGCTCAAGCTGGTGTTCTTGGAAACATAAATACAAATAGATGGAATTATAATTATAACCCAAATGCAATAAAAGCTATTGCTTATTCATCTAGTTTAACTTTATTTGCAGCAGTAGCAAGTTCAGGAGAGATATTAACTTCTCCTGATGGTATTACTTGGACACAACGAGTTTCTCCTGAAAAAAATAAATGGAATGGTATAGCTTTCGGTAACGGAGTTTTCGTTGCAGTAGCTTCTACTGGAACTCATAGAGTAATGACTTCTTCTGACGGTATTACTTGGATACTTAGAAACGCTTCTCAAGCTAATTCGTGGAACGCAGTAGCATATAACGCTGGAGCAGGTTCTCCTGTATTCTGTGCCGTTGCTTCAGATGGTACAAACAGAGTAATGACTTCTCCTGATGGTATTACATGGACAAATAGAACCGCTTCTACTAATAATGATTATAAGGCTATATGTGCTAATAGTGCAGGAAGATTTGTTGCGATTGCCGATCAAGTTGCAGGAGCATCAAGGTCTATGACATCTACTGATGGTACAACTTGGACTTCTGTTGGAGCGTTGGCGACAGTTAGTACATGGACAAGTATAGCTTCGGATGGAACAAACTTTATAGCAGTTGCATCTAGTGGAGCAACTCAAGTCGCTTCATGTGGTTCAACAGGAGCTACTTGGACAAGTCAAACCCCAGCATCATCAAATGCATGGCAAGCAGTTACTTATGTATCAGGATTATCTCTTTTCGTTGCTGTAGCAAGTTCGGGAAGTGGAAATAGAGTAATGACAGCTCCTAACTTAACGACATGGACATCTAGAACATCAGCAGCAGATAACTCATGGAGTGCTATAGCTAACGATGGAACGAACCTTGTGGCAGTTTCTACTACAGGGTCTAGCAGAGCTATGACTTCTTCTAATGGTACTTCTTGGACATCTAGAACTCCAGCATTAATTACACTAGCTTCTATAGTAGGGGATCAGATTAAACTTGATTCACATACTTCTACTGCTAATGACGGGGTATTTACAATTAAAACAATTACGCAAGTTACAGACAGTCAAGATGTTGTCGTATATAATGAATCAGGTGTAGCACAAGCTGCTCAATCTGGAGAATTATATTCTGCTAAAAAACTAGTAACTTTTGCATCAGATCAATCTTCAACAATAACAACTTCTTCTAGAATAGAATTATCAGGAACTTCTGAAAGTGTATTTGAAGAAGGTAGTAATGATATAGGTTATGCTGTAAGTGCCATTAATCAAAATGGTGGATTTAATGCTGTTATTACAGAACCTGACTCTATTACTCAATATAATCCAGCTGGATATGTTGTTATGGAAAGTAAATCTTTATACTCATCAGCTCCTAGCATTGCTGGTACTTCGTTAAGTACAAACCAACCATTAAAGGGAATTGCTGGAGATTATGGAACATTGATAGCAAGTTCAGTACCTGCTAATAGTTATATATCACTATGGGTAATTCAGAATTTCACGGATAGTTCAGCTAGAGATTTAACTGTAATTTTAGGATAATAGATGCAAATAAAAAATAGAATTCAAACTAAAAATTATACATCAGCTTTATCTGATTTTAATTTTAATAACCTTATAATTGGAAAATATTACAAACTGACAATGAGAGGAAGACATACGAGTGGTGCTTCCTACACAGCTAGTAATGGTGATCAACTTATTTTAGATGTTTTAGCTCCTGCTGGAAGTGATGTAATAAGTACTACTTATAGAGTAAATATTTTTAAAGCAACATCTACTTCTATAACTTTTTCTGGAACAAACGTAGGTAATATTTCTTATCTTACTTACTCTAGACTAGAGGAATTAAATAACTATCAAGAAACGGATATATTTTAATATGCAAATATTTAATAGGTTTGAAAGAAAAATAATGACAGCAACAGATACTCCTTCTGATCTAGACTGTAATAACTTATCTATAGGAACTTACTATGAGCTAACATTATGTCCTTACGTAAGTAGTACAACTAGTGCTTATTTGAGTGCTACGCATAATGGAAGTATTATAGCCGAAGCATTATATTCAAATGCAGGAGCAGTATCTTGTATAGAAACCCTGTGTGTTTCTAAAATTTTTAAAGCAACATCTACTTCTATAATTTTCTCCAGTCTGAATGCTATAGGAGATGGTACTGTATCGGCTACTTACATTTTATTACAAGAAAGAAATGATTTAAAGGATTAGTATAATGCAAATAGGTAATAAGTATTCAGAAAAATTTATGACAGTGAATAATTCGTATAGTCAAATGAATTTTACTGATTTAGAGATTGGACGTTTTTATCGTTTAGTTTATACAATGATAATAAGAAATAATAATAGCAGTAGTAATACAGAATCTAATCAAATGTATGCTGTATACAATGGTAATGATGTAGATTTAGTTTTATATAGGTCTAATTCTGATTCAGCAACTAATAGTGAAACACAAACTTTATCCTCTGAGTATGTTTTTAAAGCAGTAACAACAGCAATTACATTTCGTGGTCAATCAGAAGGACCAAGTAGTGCAAATTTAGCGGTATTAAATGGTGCAAAAACTTATGCATACTTAGAAGAACTTAATAACTACGAAGAAACAGAAGCATTTACATAGGAATTTATATGCAAAAATTATCACAAGAACAATTAGACGAAATTATTTTAAATGACGGAAATCAATGTGATTTATCAAATAAAGACGCTAGAAATCTAGAGTTTAACGGAGCAGACTTAAGTCAAGCAGATTTAAGATTTTCTGATTTTAGTGGCTCTAATATGGAAGGTTGCATACTTCCTGATGACGAAATGAAAAAAGGTTCTCAGTTTTAACATGATAGCTAAACTAAAAAGTATTATAAAACAGTTACAAGAGAAAGGACTACCTATCATTATCCTACGTGATAATCTTACAGGTAAACCTTCTATTACGTATTCTTTTTTTGTATTATCTGGACTAATGGTAGTTCTAGGTCTTATCGGTAAGTTCGCTAAACTATCTGGCGGTATCGATATGGATAATGCTTTATTGTTCTACTATGCAAGTTCCGCTACATATTTAGGTCGTAAGATAACTAATACAAATAAAGACTCTACTACAGAGATAAATAAGGAGTAATAATGGCAGCTGAAAATGGCATAAAGATGCGGTTAAATAAGATCGTAACAGCTATTGGTAAAATAGAACCGGGTTCTTTTGATATATCAGATGAGAGTAAAGTTCGTATTGTAATTGAAGGAGCTAATGCAGGTAATACAATTATAGCTAGAGGTCGTATCAGAGGTCAAGCTAACTATGTAAATCTAAAAACTATATTAGGCTCATCGAACGATATTATAAACGTATCAACCTATGATGAAATAGAATTAGAGTGTACAGTGTATGATCCTACAGCAACTTCTATAAAGGTAATTGCAGGGTCTTTTAATGATGCCGGTGGATCTACTATAGCTACTATAGGTGTTCCTTCCGGCGACTCGTTAACTGATGTTGAATCTTTCTCACTAATATCAAGTGACAATTCAATATCAATTACAGGAAATAATACAACAAAAGAAATAGACTTAGCTGTGAATAGTGGAGCTTTTGCTTTACTAAATCCAGAAGAGATATATGTAGACGCTCAAGGTGGAGATGATACTTCAGGTACAGGATCTGTAGTATTACCATTTGAGACTCTAGAAAAAGTATTAACTTTAACCACAGACACATCGAAACATTATGTTGTACTAATGGCTCCGGGAGATTATACCTCTGGACCAGTCACTATACCAGCAAACGTAAGTCTTTATGGTAAGGGTGCTAATATAAGTAATCAAGTTACTATTGATTTCTTAGCAGGATTAGAATGTTTTCCTGTTTTTGATGGTCTATCAATGGGTGATGTTATCATGGATATGTCACCAGCATCAATAGCCATTGCTACATTTCGTGATGGTTCTTATGATATTACAAGAACAGACACAACAACCGGTGCATATTTCTTTTCAGTAACAAACTCAAATGTTTCTGATTTTAGCTTAAAAGGTAATGCTCTATTTAATAATGTTATATTCGTAGGAACTGGAACCGTAGAAAATGGTGGTCAGCTTCTAATGAATAACTGTGTTCAAGGAACTGTAATAAATGTAATCGGAACAGGAGTAGTATCGTTGACTGGCTGTACTTTCTCTGGAAGTATTGTTGGAACTATTGATGCAGGTAATACTCCTACAGTTCGTTCTGATTCATCATCTTTAGGATATGGTGGTGTAATAACAGATGCTAACATCATCGATCTAGATAGTTCATCATTTATATCATATGCTCCAGCCACTCCGGGTGATTGGATAGCTCCTCCAACTGAGGTGAAATCAGCTTTAGATGAATTAGCGGCTAGACCTTTAGCTGAATCTAAATATATAGATAACTTTATAATAGCAGATTGGGTAAGTGGTGGAGGAGATTATTCTATATCGTATCCTCAAGCTACACATTTAAAAGGAACAAACCCAACAGTGGATGTATTTGAGCTTATAAGCGGAATATATTCTCCAGTAGACGTTCCAATAGAAATAAACAATATAGGTAATGTAACTTTAAAAATAATACAAACCCCAGATATAAGGTTTGATGGACTAGTAATAATAAAATAACAGGAGATAAAGATGTCAGCAGATCCACGTAAAATTAAAGGCGACCTTCGTATAGACGGAGACATCCTTGTACCCAATGAATCAGTTTCAAGAGCTACCGAAGTAGACGCAACAGTCT